TCTTTGTCCAATTCTGTTTCTGAAAGGGCGCGCTCCTCTTCAACGAACTTCCAACCGACTTTTAACCACCCATGACCAAGGATAATGAAATCTTTAACAGCACGACGGAAAGGTTTACGGTAATCGTGGTGTCGCCACAAGTAGTTGACGACGGCTTCGACAAACATCGCCCGTTCAACGTCGTCTTCACGGTTGGGGGTGATGGTAATCTTCGGGTGGTTGACAGCCACCGAAGGGGCGATCACATTTACTGTAGAGAAAGCAAGGTTTACGGAAATGCGGTCTGTCGTTTGATCGCCAGCGGTATCCCAATACGTTTTGCCACGGTACAGGTCTATCATCCGTTGCCATTTAGCGTCGTAACCCTCGTCTGTGCGCCAACGCAACGCAAGATCAAGGCGGTCACGCGTTTTAGCGTACCGCTCTGATTTAGTTTCTTTTGCCATTGTTTACGACCAAGGTTTCTCGACAGGGACAGGATCCATGCCGTTTGCTTTCGCTTCTGTAACGATTTTATCGGCGCGTTCCCGCATGGAAAGGTTTTGTTCGTCTTTCGGTAGCAAAGCCTTAGCGACTTCGCCGTTGTGTACCTTTACCGACCGTACTTTGTTACTGAATTCCCAACGGGAGAGCAACTCTTCGTCCGATAATGGGCCACGTAACTTTAATACGCGCACCTTGAACTCTTCGAAAGAAGCGTCAGGCGGGAAAACCGCCATAATTAAGGCTGCTTAGAAGCAGGCTCAACCTTGCCACCCAAACCATGCTGGTTTTTAGGAGTCTGGCGCGGGCGGGTAGAAGCACCCTTAGCACCTGACACAGCATGATCGGATCCACCAGCACCGAGGGTCGCTTTTTGCGAACCTCCTGGGCGAGCAGGGCCGTTAGAAAGCATCGAAGTTTTGCCCAAAATGGGTTTCGCTCCAGCACCAACATCGTTGTATTTAGCCATTCGGCCTATTGCCATAGGATTATTCCTTTGTAAATTGTCCTAACAAGACTGTCAGGCTGTCCCACGGCCAAGATTAGTGCCGATTTTGTCGGAACCACCTTTGCCGATCGAAGGTATCTGCCGTACCCACCAATCGAAAGTCCAGTCGTCGCTCTGCTCCTCCACATACTCAGGGATGTAAGCGTACTTCCTCATTTGGTTAGCCAAAGCGAGAGACATCACACGGTCGTCGTAAGGCGACCCAGACATTCCACCATTCGAGTTTCGGGTGTAAGTTCTTAATTCCGCTAGCGTGTTATTGCAATGCAACACCAGTTCGTCGTTTTTTAACGCCTTTGAAAGTTCATCAATCATCAGCGGTTTCGACGTTCGAGTAGTTTTCCACCCAAACTCAGGAGAAATCTTTTGACTATTAGCGTTCAACGACCGCTTACGAAAGAGATTAGGGTACCCGAGTTGACGGAGTTGCACAATCGTAGTCAACCCGTGGTTGTTGGACTCCACGCAACACAAAGCGTTCCCATACCAGATACCCAGTCGGTACACTTCGTGCGCTAGTTCATCAGGGGGTATGCGGCCATGCCAAATAGCGACCTGCTCCCCTGCCTTAACATCGACAACCTGTACACAAGAATAGTCGCCGTGACCAAGACCTTCTGCGGTATCGACACCAAGCACGTACCCTGACCATCTTTGTGGTTCTTCCCAAACAGTTAGCATCTGAACTCTAAAACATTCGTTTGTATCTCATGTAAATAGCCGACCACACCCTGTCGAACATGCACACGCATATCATCGAGAACGTCAAGATCAAATACAGGGTTACCAGAGCGAACAAATGCCTCTTCGGGACTCGACGGATACTCCTGTGCGAGTTGCCACGGCAACATCGAATCTTTTTTTCCTTCATACCACGCCTCATCTCGATCCCCAGTAGCCGACCAAGGGAAAAACATCGGATCGAACTTGTTGTTCCCAGTTGAAGCCCCAGTCCACAGGTTATGGAAAAAGTTACCAGACCCATTCGCCGTAGACAAACCAATAATACGTCCACCAACATCCGCCACAGGCTCAATAGAAGCCCACGCCTCCTCAGGATTAGGCAAAAACGCCCATTCATCGACAACAATCAGCGTAGCCGACTCGCCACGGGCAGGATCCGATGCCGAAGGCATCGAAGTTATTGACGAACCATTAGAAAAACCCATACGTTGTTGATGCTCCATCAACGACTTAGGGCCACGATCCAACATCCAATCAGGTAAGTGTTTAAACCCGTACTTTGTTTTACGCAACAAAAGAACCGCTTCCCGCTCTGTACGCGACAAATCAATAATGTTTTGATCGGGTCTAAAAAACGCCAACCAGAACTGATGAGCCGAAACCAGCGTAGTCCAACCAATCTGCCGAGCCTTCAACGTCAACGAATAGCGGTTATCAGCCCAACGAACCAACGCTTCCTTCTGTGCAGCCCGTAAATCAAACAGGATGCGCCCATGAGCAGGATGAGCGATATGCCAATATCGCTCCAAAAAATATTTTTCAGAAGCAACACACCGTCGCCACTCAGCCTCTTGCCGTAACTCAGCCAGTCTACTCATCTATTCATCGTCAAACTGGTCAGCCCACCAAGACCACGACCAACGCTCACAGCACTCCTCACACATACAAGGCGGAGGCGGATACTCAACCACCTTCGATCAACCTCAAATGAGAAACCTGCTCAGACAACTCATCAGCCAACTCCCCGTCAGACAACCCAGCAACCTCACGCTCATCATCAACAACCACAGTCCGCTTAGGAGTAAACTTATCGATATACTGTAGATACAACGAAGCAGCCTTCACATCGCCATCCGAAGCGCGCGCCCAAAGAGCGTCTACTACGCTCTGAACCCTTTCAGGGTTTATGTTTAATTCAGCGGCGCGCTTATCCCACTCTTTTACGAAGCGTGGGTCGCGTTTGATCCGCCGTATCGAGTCGGGGTGAACGTCATTGAGGTTTGCCCATTCGTATTGGGTACGGGGATCTCTTTCGGCTCCCATGAGGAGCCAGTCGAGTAGTGCTTTCCAGTTGGTTGGCATGACTTTGAGTCCTGTGTCTGGGTCTGTTGCCCAGCCTTTGCCGCCGCCGTTTGTTCCACCCATTATTGCTCCTGTCTGCGTGTGGTTTCCTCTATAGGTACAGGTGTCCCAAACGAACAGGAGTTTTGTTACGATTGTGTTACAGAGTGGGAGAAAGTGCTTGTTTTCGTGGGACAAAGCAGCCTTTAAAGAGAGGAAGAGGGGGGTACTTAGTAAACATGATACATCCATCAAGGATGGATCATGGTACTAAGAACAAACCAAGCACCTTTACGCATACAGGCACCAAGTAAATAAATACTTAACGCCCTGTCCTTTGATATCTATACATAGTAAACGCGCGCGCCCCCCACCCCCCCCTATGGGGGGGGTGGGGATGGTGGTTCGCCGAGTGTACTCAGTACAGTACTGTACTGAGTACTTGTTGGCCGACTTTTCCCCCAATTTACAATCATCGAAGATGATTACACGCCCGCACATAGAACCATCTCCGATGGTTCCACACGAACTGCCGAAGGCAGCAGCAACTGATCATCGTTGACCCCTTTAGGGGTCAGTTGTTTTGGCTGGCTGGCTGGCTGGAAGGTACTAAGTATTTACTTAGTACCTTCCAAATTTTTGGGGGGCTTTTGGTTTGGTAATCTTGACGCTTACAGCGTCAAGATTACCAACTCTCCTCCTTCTCTAAAGAGAAGGAGGAGTATTATTGGTATCTCAAATCCCTAAAGGGATTTGAGATACCAAGGGTTTTGTCGGCGATTTTGGTTCATCAACCACTTCTCTAAAGAGAAGTGGTTGATGGTTGGTTCTCTCCCATTCTCTTTAGAGAATGGGAGAGAACCATAGTTTACTCTCCCTTCCCCCCTTCTCTGAAGAGAAGGGGGGAAGGGAGAGTAGTACTTCTCCTTGGATTTTAAATGGAAGAACGAAGTGATTCCATTTAAAATACAAGGAGAAGAAACATGGAAAATTCAGCAGCAATCATCGAGGCTTTGCAAAAAGTCATCTCGTTAATTGAACCTTCGGTTCAAGTCGTGGAGTCTTCGACTCCAACTGTTAAGTCGGAGCCTTCGGCTCCAGTTGTGAATCTTACCGAAGTTCCTTCGGTAGTCGAAGTGACATCTTCGATGTCAAAGGATTCCAAAGCGGCAGCCAAGGCTGCCAAGTCAGAAGCCAATAAGGCTTTGAATCGGAAAATCAACGCTGCTTTAGCAGTAGCCACAAAGTCAGCCAAGGCTGACGACCTTGACAAAGTTGTATCTTCGATACAAAAGGCATTGAAAATGACTCCAGCCCATTGGGATTCAACAATCCTTCGGATTGTGAAGAAAGCAGACTCCCTTGGAGTCACGGTTTCCTAAGGGAAACCTTGGCGGGGAGTTTTACTCCCCGCTTGTCTGCCTGTGTCCCCATTCCCTTCGGGAATGGGGATTACACGGGGTCTTGATCTTTGAATAAATACACACACATGGAGGTATGTGCATGGGTAAATTAAGTGCGTTGAGTATGTTAGGTGTGTCTGAAGCGGAAATTTCCGTGATGTATGTTAAGCACCATCCTGAGCGTTATACGCTTGGCAAAGTAGAGTTGCTACGTATGTTAGGCATAAATGCAGGTAAGTTCCTCGATTGGGAGGACACTACAGACGGTAAGGAAATGGCTCAGATACGTAAGCCACGGGTTACCGCACCTGTTAGCGAGTTGGATTACCCTGTCTATGGCATAGCCAAGGGAGCCATGAAGTATTGGCCTCACGGGTTGGACGGGGAATGCGTGTTGGTGGCATGACTTTATGCGGTTGGCTTATTACCTCTTTACCCCCCTTTCTTTAGAAAGGGGGTAAAGAGGTATTATGAAAAATTATTTTAATTATGACACAACGCCTAAGGGAGGCAAAATGGAAAACAAATCAGATAATCTCGTGTTTCGGGTGACGTTGCGAGGTCTAAACTTCGCTGTTGCACAACTCGTGCATGAGGTTGACCATGACACATCGAACAAGGAACTCGTAGAGTTCGCCATGATTGAACTCCAGCGCAAGGGGTGGGCAACCATTCAGAAGGAGACAGAGACGGTGTGCGTTGAACAACAGTTTGATTATCCAGTAGCGTTATAAACAGGGGCAGCGACCCTGTGTGTGTAAATAAAAATTTCGCGGCTTCGCCGCGTTTAGGTATGTGTTATCGCATACAAGGAGGTTAGGTATGGTGTTAGGTGCGCGCAGAGAGAAGACTTGGGCGTTTGTTGTGTTGGGCATGAAGGTGTTTGTGTTCCAACCTGATGGGTGCGAGGATCATGTTGGGATTATCGAGGAGGACGGCATGGTTGCGTACATCGGTAGGTATGGGTCGTTGTCTCAGGCTATTAGCGGGTCTGTGGTTGCGGTTGGTCGGTTACAGGGTGGCGCGTTGCATCATCCTGATTCGTTTACTATCAGTCAGGGGTGTTGAGCATGGGTACAAGAAAAGACCCTATGGTTCCTAATAGGTGGGGGATAAATTGTATTGGCGATGAGGGCATGGTTCACGCTGAGTTTCAGTACATGCATAAGGGGCAGCAGTTCCATGAGGATTTGTGTCACCCGTTGTATGCGCGTGATGAGCCTGACAAAGTTATTGCTCATGGTGTGGGTGGTAAGAGTTGGGAAGATAGGTTGATCCATCTTTTAGGGGTCTGGTTGCGTTACAGGGGGACTGGTTTCTTCTTCGTGGGGTCAGAGAAGTATAAGGTTGTGCGTGTTGATGAGGTTTGTCAATGCGAGTAGAGTATCCCTCTTTCCCCCCCTTTCTTTAGAAAGGGGGGAAAGAGGGAATAGCAAATTGTTAATTGTTAATACACGAACACATGGAGGTTAAGTATGTTGTTGAAAGATAGTTTATACATAGGTGAAGGGCCAGCAGATGAGGCGTGTCCTCAGGTTGGCGATGAAGATTACACGACAGAGGGGCGGCGTTATGCGTCTCGATACATTATGCAGATTCGTCGTGCGTATGGCAAAGAGCCTGCTAATGGACGTTTGTGGGTTAAGAGTAATCCACACGATTTCGGTTCCTATTACACGGTTGAGTATGATTATGTGTGGGAAACTGATGGCAGCGGGATGACCGTTGCCGAAGCGTATGGGTATGACGTTGAGGGTGACACCTTGAAAGCGTTGCGCCGATGGGATCGGTTTGACAAAGCCAATGAGGCTGTTGAACCCGATAAAGAAGCCATTTACGAAGAGGTAATGGCTGATTATAAGAAAGCAAACTATAGCACGGAGGTGCGGTAATGAGTAACGTAAGGGTTAGTGTTAATGCTGTTGAAATGGATGCGTCCATTGACGGCGAAGAAATTTGGGAGTCGGTCTTTGAACAGGTCGGCGACGTTGTGAAGGAATCCGCTTGGGATGCGGTTTCTGAGCAGGTGCGTGAAACCATCGGGGATGAGGCTTGGGCAATTGTTGCTCCGCATGTGCGGGAAACAACTGCTGAAGCAGCCACGAACATAGTGCGGGAAGAGGCTTGGGATGTTGTTTCTGGGCAGGTGAAAGAAATGATCGGGGAAGAGGCTTGGGATGCGGTTTCGTATTCTGTTGAGTCTTTCTGCGATGATTACATTCCGAACTGTGTTGCAGATGCTGTGGACGATGCCCACGATGATCAAAACATTAGTGAGGTGATTACTAGCCTGTTGGGTGACTTTAATCGCACTTCTCGTTTCGGTTTATGTTCCCTTGGGGAAGCGTTTCAGGATGCGGTTGAGACAGCGACAAGCAACATTGCGAAGAACAAGGGTGCATCTGAGGAAGAAACTGACCCTGTTGCCCCTTCGTATAGAACTGCGATAGAAGTGCTTGAACGACGCATGGCACGGTTGGAAACCTTGCTACGTCGTTTCGGTGAAGATGT